ATATAAACAACCTCCCGGATAGAATTAGCCCGGCGTATCAAATAGCGATACTCCGGGCTAATCATAATTTTCAAAATATTTCATTGTAACTATTTTAACGTAGTTAAACGGACGTGTCTAGGGTGTCAAATCGGGCGCGTTGTCAACTGCTGCCCTTTGGCTTCATTCTCCCTTATATTGCGTCGGATCCGAATAGTAAAACCGCCATTTCCCGGATCAATGCGTTTTTATAGTTCCTTACCGTCTTTTCGTTAAGGTTCTCGCTATATCCGTCCATATCTGCCATCATTTCTGTAATTTCCTCCCACGTGTAAACCTCCTCGATCTGCCGCTTTCCCTCTGTCGTACACTTGCGCCGCAGATAGCGGATTTCGATAGCTTCGTAGCCTTTTCGGTCTTTGATTTTTTCAAGTGCCTTTTCGATTCGCTCTATATCGTTCTTTGATCTCTCGTAGCTTGCCCGGCGGTCTGCTAAAATCTGCTCCTCGTCCTTTGCGCCGGATCCGCTCTTACTGTATGACGTTATAGACTTGCTCTTTCCGTGAAACGCGATGTCTAAATACTCCTGCTCGTCCGCTACGTGTTCCTTAAGGACGTTATAGCAATATAAGATTTTTTCGGTATTCTTAAACGCCTCGTCTTTCATTACCTTTTGGCGCTCGATCCACGAAATACTGTTCATTTTTCTAAACACTTCGTCGATCGTTGTAATGATTGTTTCCTTAGTCTCTTTTGATACGCCCATTTATGCCTCCTCCACTTTTCCGAATACTTCAATAAACCGCTCCGGGTAATTCTCCCCTATGTAGTCCTTTACTTGCTTTTGATCTGCAACTGCCAAATCTCCCTTTGTGTTGTTTTGCAGGAATAGCCACCCGGTAGGACTTAAAAAAATCGTCTGTACCGCATATCCGAACGCATTTACCACGTCGCAAACCTCCGTTGCTTTTTCCGTGTCGAATAATAGGCGCTTTTCTCTGCTATCTCCGTTTCCGTCTTTTACTGTAACGCTTAAAACCGCTTTCACTGCCTTTACCCCTCCTCGTTATCCTTTGTTACCAATTCCTCGCAATTAAGGCACTCGCGCCCCACCTGCTCGTAACATCTTTCTTGCTCGTGTTCTGTAACGTCCTTTAATTCTTTTCCGTACCATCTGCAAATCATCGTTTTAACTCCTCTCGCTTTCTTCTTTTTGCTGCCTTTCGTCCTTTTCTGTCTTTCTTCATGGCATAATAGCAATGTAGCGTTGCTCTTACGTCCTCCAATGCGTCGTGCGCTGAATAGTTGGTATATCCATAGTAACCGGCGCAGGTCGTTAATTTCTGCCATTTGTACTGCTGCCGCTCTTTGTTATATTCGCCGTATATATAGGCAAATTCCAACATAACGTCGTAGATCTTGGCTTTTACCGCCGTGTCTATCCCTTTGGCTGCCAAAAACGGCAAATCAAACCCTTTATGATTGTAGCCGATAATTAAACCGGCTTTTCTTAAGATCCGGTCTATCTTTCTTTTCTCTGTCAGTAATGACGGCGCATATTTTACGCAATCCCACGAAATCTTATTGATTGCCTCCGCCTCTTTCCAATCTGTCAGATAGTCCGGCTTGATGTATGAGTTATAAAGCGTTTTGCCTCTGCCGTTGATAATTGATATTTGCAGGATCTCGTCTTTCTTCTTGTCTAATCCGGTTGTCTCAATGTCAATACAGATAATTTTACTTTTCCTCAACTGCTGCCGCCTCCTCATACAATTTATAGATTCTCTGCATAACTGCATTAACCTTTGTCTCTCCCATGCCCTTAATGCCGCTTATAGCATTTTCGATGTCCGCAGGCTTAATGTTCGCTTTCTTTGCCTCCTCTATTCCATCGTTCCTGCCCTCGTTGTAAATGTTCGTTACAAAACTTTCCATCTGCTTATGATCGTATGCTTTTATGATCTTATACTGCTTTCTGTTGAGTCCTTTTCTCAAATAATTTGCCACTTTTCGCCCTCCTTATGGTAATGCGCTTTCCAACATTCCCGCCTTAATCAGATCGTATATTATATCTAAATACGTTCTCGCGTCGCTGTACCTGCAATTTGCATTTTTATGTATTCTTGTGTCGTCGTCGTTCCATTCGTTCACGTCGAATAATACCGGGCTTACGAATAGCATTTTGCAGCCCCTTGAAACGCACAAATAATAACATCTGCTTTCTTTTGCTATCCCTCTGCAACGCTTAAAGCCCATCTTTTCAAATTCTTCTACGTCAACCTTTGGTCTTAACATCTTGTTCCCTCCCCTCTAAAACAGTTTTAATTGTCCGTCGCAACCCCTTGACCGGTCCCGTGGTACATATCCCTTTTCATTTTCTCCAAACGCATCTATCCGGTTTAGATTAAATGACTTGCACTTGTTTACCCGCTTTGCTTGCGCCTCGCTCATTTCCTTGTGTAGTTCTGTGCAGTATATGCCGTTCCCGGTCACAAGATTGTTGCAGTATCTACAATACTGTCTCGCCTCTTTGATCTCTGTCATATACCGGTATCGCCTCCCCTATCCTGCAATCCTTTATTTTTTCCTCTCCTTTTGCTAAAATTGCGCATGGTTTCAAGCCTAAAATTACATATCCCTCTTTGCAGTATTCCGTATTATCCAGTATGTAAATTATTTTGTGTAATGTGCATCTTCCGGTGTATTTCTCTCCGTCCCACTCGTTTAGCGCCACAAAATCGTCAACCTTAAAACCTCTGTCATTCTTCCTTACTTCAAATTCCTTTGCCCCTGCTGCCGACGCTCCGAAATACTCTACGTCCGTTTTTAATGCGTGTATCATTTCGCGCCCTCCTTTAATTTCTTTCTCCCCCGCTCCAATACATTTAAGATCCACGCCGCCGCCAATACTACTGTGCCGGTTGCCGCAATCTTTAACCCTATATATCCGAACCATATAGCAATAAATAGCCCGGTTAAGATTGCTATAATTGCCGTAATCGCCAAAATGTTTATGATCTTGTCTAACATCTTAAACCCTCCATATCTCCATGTTATTAGTTTCTGCCGTTTTAATTTCGCGCCTCATGCCGTCGCTTATTCCGTAACGCTCGCCCACTATTACAACGTCGCATAGGCTCAATAGGTCTAATCCTATGCTTAATCCCCACTCCCTATCTTTTGGTTTTCTGTCGTTTAATACCTGCGTTATGTATAAATGCGGCGTTATCGGCGTTAATCCTGCTTTGATTGCTATCTTTGTCAGTACCCGCGCGTAATGTATGTTGCGGATCCGCTTAAATATGTTCCCTCTGTATGGGCTGCATATATAGCAGGTCATTGATTTATACTTTGCCATTCCCCGCCCTCTCTTTCATTCTCAGCGCCAACTGCTGCAATGCTGCCAATTCGTCCTCGGTCGCATATATCGCCAATCCTGCTATTTCCCTCGCGGTTTCCTTGATCCAGTACGGTATATCAATCTTTGCGGCTCTTACCTCCACAACGCCGGTATGGATCAGCGCGTCCACGATCTCTGCGAACTCTCTAAAACAAATCTTTCCGGTCGTCTGTGCCTCCGTCCTTATAACCTTTACTTCGTCCGTGATCTCTATTTGGCAAGGTTCCCCGGTGTCCGCCGTGTATGCAGTTAATAGCCCTTGATAATTTGCTATCAATTCCGCATTGTTTACCGCAGGATCTACCCAACCGCTCCAAAAGTCGTTATCGAATAGGTCGGAATTTGTGATAGCGTCCGCAAAATATTTAATGCTCATGCCGTTATATTCCTTGTTTGGGTTGATCTTTCCGGAAATAATAAGGCTCTTTCGGTCTGTCGTGTCCTGCTGCCGCTTAATTGTTACCTCTGTTTCCTGCTGCTCCGCAGGTTGTGTTTGCGTTTCTGTTTGCATTTCTGCCGGCGCTTCTTTTGGTTGTTCCTCTTTCTCCGTTTCTTCCTGCGGCTCGTCCGGTAATATTTCCGGGTAATCGCTCACGCTCATTTGTCCGGGTAACTGTGGCTCCTTAAACTCTGCTGCCTCTCTTGCATATATTGTGCCGGTTTCCTTGTAATGCTCCAATAATTCCCGCTGCCCGGCGGCATCTGCCCCCGCTATCTCGTTTGCTGCGCTCGTTGAGATCCTACCCTCTTTGTATTCCTGCATGAACTCCGGTATAATGTTCCGGCGGATATTGTCAAGCCTGCCTATCTGCGTCTTTGACGTGTTGAGGATCCCGGCGATAATATCGCGCTTGCGTCCGGGCAATTCGTTGTTTTGTGCGTATTCCTCTAACAATTCCCTTACCCTTTGGATCTCGTACATTTTGCAATAATCGGATCGCTCCCGCTGCGTCGAATTGGTAAATATCAAAATCAACTCATTCTTTACGCCGTCGCTTGCGCTCTCGATCTTGCAGGGTAGCAGATTGGAAACGGCTTTGCCCTCCTCTAATAGCTGCGTGACCGCCCGGTGCCGTTTGTGTCCGGCTATGATCTCATACTCTCCCGGCTTGTCCTTTAACGGCTTAACTATTAGATTTTCCTGCACTCCCACCAATTCGATTGTTTCCTTAAGCGCGTCGATCTCTGTCTGATCCATCATGTAAAAATTCTTTTCGCTTGGGTGCAGCAGGTCGGCGGGTATCTTTTTTATGATAAAGTCGTCTGTCATTTCCTTTTTGCTTTCCTCGTTCAGAAATGCTTTAATGTCAAATGCCATATTCTCCTCCTACTGTGCCCTATCCGGGCACTCGTCTAATGTTTCTGCGGCTTTTCCGGTATTTTTACCTCATGCAGCTTTGTGTTTAACATATACCAACCGTCTAACTCCAAAATAAATGTTACCTCGCTGCTCTTGGCGCTGATCTGCGTTAAAACGTCCGTGATTTCCATAACATTTTCTTTCCCGCCCTTTTCAAACCGGATCCGGTCGCCTATCTTATACGGACACTTCGCCTTGAATTTCTTGAACTTCACTGCTGCCCTCCTTTATTCTCTCTAAATATTCCGCGACAAATTTCTTATAGTCCTGCGCTGCTCCGCATCTTACCGAATACTCCACCAATGGGACCTTTGCAAATGTGCTTTCCTGCGGTTTCTGTGCCGTCTTGCGGATCCGCGTATTAAATACCTTTGTCCGCTCCTCCAATACTGCTGCTCCCTGCGCCTGCACGTCCTCGCTTGCTCTGTACTTTGTTATTAAGCAGCCCATAAAGTTAATATCCGGGTTGAAATCCTCTTTAATCGCCGCGATCTGCTCTAACAGAATGTCTAAGCCATCGAAACTGTACTGGTCTATCTCGACCGGCACAATTACGTCATTCGATACGACTAAGGCGTTAATAATGCTCATGTTGATGTCGGGCGCATTGTCGAAAATAATAAAATCGTACTCCTCCGCAGCGCTTACAACGTCAACGCCCGGTAGTGCCTCGCGCTCGACGCTTTTCTTTTCCATTGCTTTTTTGATCCGCGTCTGCTGCGGTCTTGATACGTCCGCGACCACTCTTAAATTTGCCTCTAACAGATCCATGTTTGCCGGTATGATGTCTAAATTCTTGTACTGCGTGCTTGCCGCAATGTCTATCAATGGTATCTGCTCCAACATGATCCGGGCTATGTTGTCCGTGTCTTCCGGATCATAAAGCCCAAACGCCTTGCTTGCGTTCCCCTGCTTGTCGTTGTCTACGACCAAAACCTTATAACCCTGCTTGGCTAATAAATACGCCATGTTTACGGTTGTTGTCGTCTTGGCTACTCCGCCCTTAAGATTGATTATTGATATTGCTCTCATTGCCTGCCCTCCTTTAGTTAAATGGTAATTCGTCCTCTATTCCGTCCGGTATGTTCATAAATCCGTCGTCGCTCTGCCCGGAACCGGCGTTGTTCTTGCTTTCGCAAAACTCGTGTGCGTCCGCTACAAACTCGGTATAGTAAACCTTGTTGCCGTTCTTGTCCGTGTATGATCCGCTTTGTGCGTGGCTTGTAATCAAAATCTTTGTGCCTTTTCTTAAATACTTCTCCGCAAACTCGGCGGTTTTCCCAAACGCCACGATGTTAAGGAAATCCGCCTGCTGTGCGCCGTCTTTCTTGTACTTCCGGTCTACCGCCAATGTGTAGCGCGCAATCGCCATAGGCTGTGCGCCGTCCGTGTACCTTATTTCGGGATCCCTTGTTAATCTCCCGGTAAACTTACAATCATTCATTTTCGTACCTCCAAATGCTTAATAATTCGTCTACGTTCCAACCGGTCTGCACGCTGTCTAACGCTATGTCCGGCGGCATACCTGCATATAACAACGCTCTTAGATTTTCTAAAAGTGTTAAGTATGCCTCGAAACTGTATGCGTGTGTTGTCGGATCCAGTTCCTTTGCTGCCCGCTCCGCAAACTCCATCGTTTCTACTGCTGCAATTTCTCCTAAGATCTCGCGCTCCTGCTGCCGCTGCTGTCCTATTTCTTTTTGCAGGCTTTTAATGATCTCCGTTATGCTCAATATAACCTCCCTCCCATTAACGCCCTTACGATGTCCTCGCGCTCATATATCCCGGCGCGGCTCGGTACTTTTCTGAATCGCTTTTCGATTCTCGCCTTGTCGTACCCGATCAGATCCGCGATCTGCTTTATGGTGTAGCTGTCCTCTGTGAACAATCTAAACAATCGTTCCTGCTCCTCTGCTTTGTATTGCAGGTCGATAGCTTTGTTTTTGTGTGGGCTGTCGTTCCCGGTGTGGTGCTCTGCGCATAAGTATTTGTAATTTATAGGGATATTCAACCCGCCTTGTGATCTGAATACTATGTGGTGCTTTTGTCCGGGTTGTCTGCATCCCGGATATTCGCAAGGTTGCATTGTTTCGTCTCCTCCGTTTCGCCTAATATTATTTTTCTGAATATGCTTTCAAATATTGGTACTGCAATACTGTTTCCTGCCTGCTTATAAAGTGCCATTGCATAACGTCCTATCCGTTTTTGTACTGCTGCCGCCGCTTCATAATCTGCGTCCGTGTACCCTTGCAGCCTCCAACATTCGCGCTCTGTTAAATATCTGTACTTCCCTCCTCCCAAATCTATAACCTGCGCCGGTGTCCTATCCTGCCGGGCGGTTATGGTATATGCGTAATCTTTTATTACTGTCGCTCTGCGTATTCCCTTTTTACCTATCGCGTTGTATACGCTCGGTTGCGTTACGTTGTATACCTCCGGCGCGTCTTTCTCTAAAAATTCTTTGATGTCGCGCATCGGCGTTTTTATCAGATCCGAAAAATCAAACGGATCTCCGTTTAGTATGGATATGGTAAATACTCTTTCTCTTGCCTGCGGCAATCCAAATTCTCTTGCGTCCAGTGTTTCATAGCTGTTTGAATACCCTAATTTCTCCATTTCTCGCAGGTAACGATTGAAATTAACTATCATGTGCTTCGATGTTACATTTTTCACGTTTTCCCAAATGACATAACGCGGTTTCCATTCGCCCATCTGCTCTATAATGTGTATCGTTTCCCACATTAAACTTGATCTTGTCCCGCTCCCCTCGTCTGCGCCTTTTCCCCGGTTTATCCTGCCGCCCTCCGCTGTCGCTTTCCCTTGATGTCCGGCAATACTGAAATCTTGGCACGGGCTACCATGTATTAAAATATCCGGCTTAAGGTTGTAGCCTACAACGCTTTGTGTCTGATACTCCAATTCCGCCTCAAACATTGCGTTGTATGATCTTACCGCCTTTTCGTCAATCTCCACATAGTCGATTGCTTTAACCGGTACTCCGATATTTCTAAGTGCGCAGCGCGGCGATCCGATCCCGCCGAACAATTCTAGAATTTTTATTGTTCTTTCCATTCGTCCGCTCTCCCAACTGCTGCAAAACGGTCTATCAATAACG